TTAATTCAACTATCATTGAAGAAATTTCTTTAATAAAAAGATTAACTAATGGCAATATATTTGCATCAGTAAATGTTGTGGAATTAGTACTTGTTTTGTAGCGGATTAAAGCCGCAAGTTCTGTTCCTGTGATAAATTTACCATTTCCATTTCTGGAATATAGTTGATTATTTTAGTGTGTTTGCGACTATTACAACTTCTGCAAAGTGGTTGAATGTTTGAGATATTATCAGTTCCTCTTTTTGTAATCGGAATTATATGGTCTTCACTTAACGTAATTTCAGGTTCAAACCTTTTGCAACAAAGACACATATAATTGTAAAACTTTTTCAATTTTTCCCATTCCCGAAGGGTATGTGAACCAATCACCCCCAACTTTAGAACTCTTCTTTTTCTAACGTGCATTAACTTATTTTCATAACCACCCTTATATCCTCCGTATTGATTCTTCCAAGTGCCATCTTCTAATCTCTTTTGTTTCTCTAAACTCATATTCTTTCGAGCCTCATCTGTTGTAATTCTATGATTTCTACATCGAAAATGACCATTGACAGTTCTTTTGCTACAAACTCCACAAGTATTTCCATGATTATAACTTCTCAATCTCATTGTCTTAATTCTTTAATTTATTAGTTTACTAATCTCCAACTCTGTAATTGTGAACTTCAGCAGTGGAAGTAACGGAACTAATTCTGGTAAACCATATTCTCGCATATTCTAACTCTGCTACTGATACATCACCACCAACAGGTTCTTGTAAATCTATTCCAGCACCAGCTACGATTACCAATGGCATTGTGCTAGTAGCAATGTTCTGCACCAGGATAGTCTGACCTTTACCATTAGCCCCCAAACAATCAGCGTGAAGTGTTGTAGTAGCTGGTAAAGTCAATGTAGCTACTGGATCAGAAAGCAATCCAATCTGTATAACTGAGTTATCACAAATTTCGGCAGCAGAAGCAGTGGTAGTTCCGTAACCTATAACAGTTACACTACCTCCAGCAACAATTCTTTGAGCTTGTATTTCACCATTTATATAAAGTAAGGTCGCCCAAATTTCAGCGAGATAATTACTAGTATTTCCTATTGTGTCAGCAGAATTAACAGGAATTAAAGCACCATTGCTTCTATTAAAGAAACTACTGTAATTATTGTAGTTTCCACCACCGGCCAGAATAAATCCCCCAACAAGACTCAAAGACAAAACAACGATTAAAATGTTTTTAATTGTATTTTTCATAGTCCTATCTGTTTACTTCTGATTTGAGTGCGACTCTAGCGTGTACTGAACTAGTAGCATTAGTTGTGGTAAATATAATTCTCATATATCTACTTGCTATTGGATCAATGCTGATGTTTTTTCTGACTACTGTGGTTGAGGCTACTTCAGGATTCCAGGAATGAGCTAATGTTGTACTTGAGTGAGTAATAGTACGAGCAGAAGCAGTTTGAGCTAGATCTTCACCATACCAATCCATGTTGTTGTCAGAGAACTGATAAACCCAGTTTAAAGTTGCGTCAGTACTACTTCCCTTGAATTGAATGTTTAAATCAACAAGATCAATTCCTATGGTCTGAAATGTAGTAGTAGCATTCTGTGTAGTTGTAGCAGATTGTCCAGCAGAACGAGAATAAAGGCTCAAAGTAACTGGTGTAGATGTAGAAGTTCTCATTTGATTATCAACTTCTAATCTGCTAAGACCTTGTACTTGGCCATATCCGATTAAGAATAATCCTATTAAAATTATTCCAATTAAGAATTTTTTAAAGTTATTCATTTTTTTATTATTTAATTGCGACTAATAATTGCGACTTTATTTACGAACTCGTCCCAGTCAAGGTACTCCGAAGATTGGGAGTACCTTTGGACTGAGTGAATACGGAAATTACTAGGCACCTGCCACAGCTTCTCCACCTCCAGCAGTTGCAGCCCCAGCAGGAGCAGCATTCATAATAGAAGAATCAAGTTCTGCGAATATAACGGCTCTGTAAGAAGTACATCTATTATCAAAGTATAGATAACCTGAAGTACAAACAGATGTTACAGCCTCAGCCATTGCGCCTCCAGCAGTAGCACCATCACCTAAGTTAGCATTCATAAGTGAAACATTCTCAAACTTAATCCAACCTATAATTCCATCTGCATCTGGTACGTCAATACAAGAAGCAGTTGTTTGAGATGAATACTGTATAATCGTGCAGTTAATAAAGTAGGTATATCTGGCAGGAGTCTTTATTACCAATGGAGCCTGATTGGCAACCGTGTGATAAACGGTAGAGTTACCAATCTGACAATCTTCATAGTGACAAGTATCTCCCTTAAATAATAAAGCTTGAGTATTAGCAGTAGACAAAAGGCTATTGTGATGGAAACTACAATTCTTTACATAAGTTCCTTCACCTGTATCAATGAAAGCACTTGTCTGGGCTGCATTGGTTCCGTTCTGGATAAACTTAATATTCTTATAAGTATTCCTAGTACCAGTATTACTAACAACAGCAACCGTTGCTGCAACTGATGTTGCAGGTGTAATCATCTTAGAACCTTGAGAGTTCTTTCTGCCTCCACCGTCTAACCCAATAAAGTGAACTCTGTTCTTAGAAACTGTCACTAATGCGTTAGAGTGTGAGCTATATCCACCCAAGAAAATAATATCATTACGGTTAGTAGTAACAGCAGTATTAGCTTCTGCAACTGTTACGAAAGTATTTTTTGGATGATCCTTCTGCATCTTTTGAAGTCCTGTATCAGAATCTTCAAAAACCCAAAACATCTCACCAGCAGACAAGTAGTTTGCTCTTAAAACCGGATCAAGTAGTTTTGATACTACTGCATTTGAAATTCCTTCTTTAAATGTCATTTGACTATTGTATTATCCAGCAAGAAGTGTTCGCCTCACTACTGGATAATAAATTATTTAATATGGCGACTTTGAATTTGCGACGTGTTAGCCTATTGCTAACCAACTAAGCTGTTCGCTTGTAACAAGAAGATCTGTATCAAATCCTACTAGAATTGTTTTTGCTGCAACAGTAATACCAAGAGTTGTAATTAAACTCTGATCTCCTGTTTTAGCAGTTTTTACTCCTGAAGCGGCAGCCATTCCTTCATACCATTCCATTCTTACAAATCCTGAACTATTAAGGTTTTGTATTCTTACATATCGAGCTTTAAAACCAACAGTAAGAGTGAAAGCAGCAACAGTTCCAGTGTCTAAATATCTTCCTACTGCCATGTTAAAAACGGAAGCAGGATTTTTTGATTGGGTTGATGTGATAGTCATTGAAGTATTTTATTAGTTATTATCTATGCGACTTATGCGCCCAATTGCTTTTTTGTTTTGTCATCTGCAATATCAATTCTCATAAACTTTAGAGCTTCGTCCTGTTGTTTCTGAGATTTCATTATAATTCTTGCAATCTGTTCTGGTACTTCAAGATATTCCTGCTTTGGTAAATCCAATCTGTAACCATTCAAATTTATAGACTTTAGAATAGACGGAGCTTCACCAGGTTCTCTCATAACAATAATTTTAACTGGTTCTTGTTTCAGTAATGCCTGTTTCATTCTATATGCCTTACTTCCTGGAGATGGATTAGTACTAGGATCTCCCAAAGGCACATCTTTTCCATACTGATATTTCTGAAGATAATCTCCCTTAGCAGTAACTGAAGCAGATGCTTCTGATTTGGCTGGAGCGTCTGGCTTAAGTCTAGCAGGAGTTTCTCTACTCTCTGTATCTTCTTCAGAACCACTTGATTCTCCCTCTGCTTTAGCCAACATCTTTTCGAGCTTTGGATTAGTCAACTTTTTTGCAGGATCTACTTCAACACCTAGTTTTTTCAATTCTGCGACAAGTTGTGTTTTGTTTAATTTAGCCATGAATAAAAAATAAGTAATTAGTAATGCGACCTGTTAAGAGGATTAGTGAGAACCATTTTCACCATGCGGTGAAATTGGTCTATCTATAATCCTACTTAACTAAAAATCTACTAGCTTGATACAGCGTGTTCAATCAATACTGCAAAGTTCTCGTTAAGAATCTTAGCGACAAAAGTTGCTTTCCAACCCTGAGTAGCACGTTGCTTCAATGGATCACTTGATCCACCAGAACCTAATGGCATAACAATATTTTCTATTGCAGCACCAGAGATTCTTGAAATTCCATAAAAGTTCTGAGCTAGAATCAATGTCTTATGAACAGTAACTGTTGATGATTCAGTAGCAGCATTTGTAGTCATTACAAATCTAACATCGTCCATTGCGCCTACTTCTCCATCCATAACACCCTTTTGAGTTGCATATTCTTGAACAGGAATCCAGGCAGTATCATTCTTTAAATCAAATAAAGTGCTGTGAGAAATAATACCAATATATGCAGCAGCAATAGGAGTAGTGTTAAACCCTGTTGAAGGATTTATCATAGTCATCATTTTATGTGCATCATTGCCTTGTAATGTTCTAACAGCTTCTTTAACTTCATCACTATTTAATTTCATTCCTGCGGTAATTTCACTTGTTTGAGTAGATGTTGAGGAATACTGAATAGTAGTTCCAGCTGTAATAACATCACGACAAAGCTGATCTAAAGTATTACCGGTTTGCTGACCTAAAACAGAAGTATTTTCAGTAAGAAGTGGATCTAAAGTAGTAAGTACTACTAAGTCAGTGAGTGTAACGTAATCTCCGTACTGAGCAACAGTAGCGTTTATATTAGTAATACTTAATCGTGAACCTGAAGGAGTAATACCTTCGCTTAGAGGAGTTGTTGCAGGTGAAAGTAAAGTATATCTTCTAAATCTAATCGCCAAAGTATTCTTTTTTGGAATATCCTTTACCTGCGCCCACCTAGTATGAACCAATAGAGGACGAGCAGCTTGCAACATTTTTCTAACATAAAAGACATTCACTCCAGGAGTAATTTGAGTTAATGTAGTATCGGCCATTTTTTAATGTGGCTACATTTCGGCTGTAACCTATACCGTCATAGAGAATTGCGACAATCCCCTATATTTATTCTTGAATAAATTCACCTTGCTCTGCTCTTTGACCAAGGGCTTCAATCTCTGGATCAGTCATATCTCTCACTTCTTCAACAGTTGGAGCGCCGGTAGAGGCCTTAGAGGTTTTCTTTTTCTTTAAAGTTCTCCCAGGACTCTTAGTATGTTCGGCTTCCTTGTTAGCAATATCTTCAAGTTCTTTATTAACAGCTTTCTTGTCTTCCCAAGCAAGGTAACGATAGATAGCCAGGACAGGAACGCCTTTCCAGTGTTTATTGGCCATATATGCTTCAATCCTTTTTTTATACTTTTTCACATTAGAATCTTCTGCACATAGGTCTTTAAGCTCTTGAGCATCTACTGTCGAAGCAAGAGCATCGATCACTGGCTTGACTTTCTTATCAATAGCTTTTTCAACAGCATCACTGGCTTCAGGAGATAACTCATTATCATCTTCTTCAGAATCGGCAGATTTACCATCTCCCTCATCTTTTTTATCACGAAGCTTTTTGATAGTTCGTTTCTGCCTACCAATAATCTGTTGTTGAGTACTTTTCCTAACTGGAATGTTGTCAGGCACAACATCTTTGTCTTTATCCTTATCACCTTCCTTGTCTTTATCTCCTTCTTCGCCTTCTTCGCCTTCTCCTTCTTTAGATGATTCGGTTTCGGGTGTTTCTGTTTCAGGTGCCTCACCCTCAGCACCCTCAGCTTTTTGATCTTCAGGGGCTTCAACCTCTGGATCTGGATTAAAGCTGGATTTCTTCTTTTTTTGAACTGCCATAAGTTTTTGGTATTACATGGCTTCTGCGAAATGGCGAGAACGCATTGGCCAGACGGTATATAAGCCCAATTAGGACTTTGTATTAGGGATAGATGCTTTGTTTTCTTAAACATTACCCCCAACACAAAGACCTAATTAGTAGTATGGATCAAATGTAGGTTTCTTGTTATCTGGTTTTTCCAAACCTGATATCAAGTTTTTTGGTACATTTATTAAAATGTTAAGGTACTTGATTTTTGCTTTTATTAATTCACTTTTCATCTTGTATTGATCTGCTGGCAATTCCATTAAGTCATCACTATTCCTTTTCTTTTGTAAATATTTTTTAGCTTCCTTTAAATCCTGAAGAATAAGATTCCAGAAATCCCCTTTCATTCCTAATTTTACTACTTCTCTTATTGCATCGAAATCTTTTTCGTTGTTTATATCTAACATATTTATCGTGTTGCAGGTGTTAATTGCTGTGGTCTAACTTGCTGACCTTGTCCTGGTAACTGAAAGCCAGGAGTTTGATCTGGTGGAAACAAGTCTGGCCTATCACGCCTTACAATCATCTGCTTTTTATGCGCTCTTATATGAATAACTGATTCTTTATTTTGATCGGCCTTTGCGTGTATTTCAAGATGTGTCTTATGATCGTCTGTTACTTTAATCTCAGGCAGTTTGCTTTCATTCAATAAAACGTTCTCGTCTTCTGCCTGAAGCTCATCAACTGTCGGAGGAAATATTAAAGTAATTTCTTCCTTTGTTAATCCTCTTAATTTAGCCATAAACTTCTGAACAAATCTTTTATTATTGTCTGGATCCTGTAAAACAACTGCTGCGAAAGGATCGAAAGACCTTTGTTTTTGAAGTCTTTTTGCTTCTGATACTACTCTTGATTCAATTCTAACATCTGGATCAACCATTGCAATAATATTTTCACGTTTTAGTGGTCTGAATACAGGAGTCATTGCACCTCTAATACGAACAATCTTTTCATCAATCTCGTCTTTAAAGTGTTTCTTGTAAAGTACATACCATAATAGCCAGAAATCTCTTTCACTCCAGCCATATACTTTGGCTGACATTGAATAACGAGTATCAACCTTTGAAGATACTAATTCTAATTCCCCTAATGTTCTTTCCTTTGTTGGCTGAATGCCCTGCTGAATCTCTGGAGTAGCAGTAGCTCTCTGTGCAGCAGCATCAAGAATTTCTGTAATAAGATTCACATACTGATGAGCAGTAGATTTTTGAACTGCCATAATAGCATTATCAACCCTACCATCTACCCCAATGAACTTATTAACTTTAAAGTTTAAATCATTTTTATTTTTAATTCTCGTCTGGTCATATAAGTAAGATGGTATTACATCAGACTTTGCTGACATTAAGCCAAGATTGAGTAAGACTGCTTTTGCCCTCTGCTTGTCTTCAGTTAAATCTGGAATAGATACTGAATCCCAGTCATTAGACATTGGATATATTGTTCTATCAGCCATTGGCCACCAACCATTGTAATCTAATTTTAAAAGACGAATGATAGATGTTCTTCTGTTTCCTAAAGTAACAAGATATTTTTCTCCTTTGATAGTAGTGAACCAATTAATTAAACGGAACTCATAATTATCAAACTTACCTAAACTTTCTTCTTTTGGATAAAAATCTTCTAACCCTTGAGCTAATCTACGTGCTGACCTGGCCTCATCTAATAATGATTTTATGTCTTTATCTTTTCTTAATGATGAAAGATTAAAGTAGGCACGCATTCCTTTCAATTCATAATAACTTGCACCAACTTCCCAACCACCGAATCTCATTGCTCCCTTTCCATTAATACCATTAACAGATGTTGCGCGTGGATCTCTGATGAAAGTAATGGCATCAATCAATTCAGGTATAGGCGACATCTTGTTCACTTCTCTATTGAACTCCATCATCAATACAAGTCCACGTCCGAAGAACTCTGCGTCCCAATTCCAGAAATAATCTAGCTTATTTTTTTGCATTACGTCGTAATCGAATTTTGAAAGAGCATTCAAATTATCCTCAACATCTTCATCACCCTGGCCACCTCTGCCTTCCCACCCTGCATTTAAGCGATCTTCATAGAGTGATGCGTGAATAGTATTAAATACTGTAAATAAAAGAGGATCCCCAACTGCTTTGGAATCCCTTCGTTGATTGTTATATAGTTTAAGACGCGCGAGATTTATTGTACGTTTGGCCTCGTTATGTGAAATACAAAGATCATACTCTGTTTCTACTTGATTGATAATCCTTTGCTGTGTTTTAACATCAATAGTGTTAGAAATTTCTTTTCCATTTCTAATAATATCTCTATCAATATCCTTAAAAGCTGAGATTATTTTTGATGGTAATCTTGTTTTAGTAGCCATTATTATTTTGTGGTGATAATCGACCTAATATATTATTTATGCACCGGAGCTACACCATCTTTCATTCTAACAACTTCTTTATGAGTTAAGCAATAGTAATAAGGTTTGTCTTTGAATACTCTTGTCTGCCACATACAACTCTTTAGACGTAATTTATCTCTCGCTGATTGTAATTGTTCTGTTTTTTTGCGACGTTCTTTTTTATATTTAGGATCATTTAATTTATCAATCTTTTCCATTGCCCCACACATCACAGCAGTTTCATATTGTCCAATCTGTTCTTTAGTGAAAAGATTTTTGATGATCCCTAATCTCCATAAAACCCTTTTAAAGAATCCTGGAAAAACCTCTAGCCTGTCTTGATGAACCTCTCCTTCATGTGAAAACAGATACTGAAATATGTATTCAAACTGAAGAATATAAATGAATGACTTACCATATCGCATTTTTCTGAGTACCTCTATCTTCATAAATTATCCTTTTTAAGACCTACTCATTTCCTCCATTCTCTTACCCTCCTCTTCTTCGAACTCTTTATCGTTCATATCAAGAACGCTTTTCTTTGGAATATACTTGTAGGCAGTTAAGTCGAATTGCCCATTGATTTTATCAAGCTGTGTTTCATTCTTACTCTTCATTTCAATATCAACAACTAAACGATATTTCTCACCAACGTCCCATTTCTTAATCTCTGGCATTTGGTTTTCGTCAATGTTAAATGAAAGTGGAAATATAGATGGAGAATCTTCTATCCCCACTTTCATTTCTTTAGGCATTGGTTTTACTGGTATCTTTTTAAGCTTTAGCTTTAATGGCATTTGGTTTCTTAAATAAACTTTTAATTTTGTTGGCGACTTTGTTGAACACACTTAGAACCCTGCCTCTCCATCTAACAAACAACCAATATAACTTGCCTCTCCCAACGTCTTTCTCTAACAGCTTCCTTTGTTCAGTTTCCTTTGCATTATATTTCTTACTCATTGCCCTGCTCTTTTTTAGCAATATACGACTTCTCGCAGTCCTTTCCTCCCTGTGTGCTTTCCTTTTTTTTAATCTGGCCATGTGCTTTGTGTGCCAGGCCTTATTTCTATTTTTTAATGGTGTACCTTTAAACATATTTAATCGTATGGATCTGGATTAAAACTACTATGTGGTATTGCACTCGACCTTCTTAACGAATAAGGAATAAATGGAGTATTGTGCAATAACAGGCGATGCATGTTTTCTACTTGATGATCGTTTATATCTTTAGGCCTGCCCTTTGGTTGCTTCTCGTCTTTCATAGCACCCTTATGCTCACTCCAGACATACTCATCAATTTGTTTAATAAATACTATACACGTATCAAAGATGTAAGCTTCCGGCGCCCTAAACATTTTACCCTGTTTTAACTCGTAATCCAAAGCTTCGTTTGTTTTTTTTATACCAGCCATCAAATCCTTACTACCCTTAATGAAATTCATTCCTAGATCGAATAGCTCTGAACCTACGCTCTTTTCTTTTTTGTGTTGGTCATCTATATATCCTGCTGGATCAATCAATCTGTTTTCAATACGGAACTTCATTTTGATTTCTAACGCCTTCATTCTCTCATATAACAACTTGACCAATCCATCGCTTAATAATTCAGCTGTAAAATATTTAGTGTTGTTTTTATCTACGCTCATGTAAAGAACGTGGTCATCAACTCTCGGGTGTGGATCTAGCGCCATATAAGTTGTAAATCTTCTTTCATCGATTGGAAAAGGTTTCACTACATGGATTTTTCTTTTGAATCCCTTGTGAACCCTGCCTATCAAGTGGCCGAACTTACCGAATACACGTGCTTGCCTCTCATCTTCTGGAAATGCGTCAGATATAATTTGAATATATTTATGTTCTAAGATTCCTCTGACTCCATGGATTTTACAATTATCTTCCATCTCTGCCTCAACGTAATCAACCAAATCAGGATTATTATCTCTCCAGTCTTTAATCCAGGCTGAATAAGTTAGAGGTGTTAATGACCACCATATAATCATTCCTAAACGTCCTCGAGCTATTGTGGCCATAAACCTGTCTTTTGGCATTGGCTCATCTATCCATACAAATCCTAGATCTACGGACTCAAACTCTTTAACGTCCTGCTCATTACTCATTATATCGAACTCCCAACCTGTGTTTGATTTGAATTTTGAAATGTAATTCTTCCCCTGCTTTGCTGTTTCGTAATTTGCCTTTGGCAACCTGGCAGCTTCATTCTTTGGAAACCATTTCTCTAACTCTGGAATAATCTTTTCTTTAATAGTTGTTGGATCTGAGATAATTCTGCCTTTCTTGATGTATGGCCATTTTTGAAAGATTGGATAATCAAAGTACTTGTTCTGAACTCCGTAAATTAGATTTGCAAGAATGTTGGCTCCAGTCGCTGTCTTGCTGGTAGAGTTGGCTCCTATCATCATACTAACAAACGTTTCATTCATTCCCACCATCTTGATAAACTCGGCTGCCTTTCCGTTTGGAATATGATTCTTTGATAAGTTACTGTTTTTTCTTCTTTCCAATTCCTTTGAGATTCGCAAGCCCTTTAGATATTCTTGATATAGTTTTGGCGAGTGCTTCTTCAAGATCTTCATTTGAGAGTTCGCCAAACTCGTGCTTGATTGTAATATCTCCATATTTTTTCTTTAATTTGTAAGCCATTTCCAGCGCTGCCTTCCTAGCTTGCGTTTCTAATATAGGAAAGTAAGCACGTTTCCAATTACCTAACTTTTTAATTTTAATTATTTGAAATCCAAATGCTTTGATTGTTGCGATGATTGATTTGTCTGACTCTGATTTTGGAAAGTTCTGATATTCAATTTCTTTCTTATCAAATAATTCTCTATGCCCTTTTGCTAAATCTTTATCTGGTAAATGCTTTTCTAATAAATCTTCCCATGACTCTGTGTCCTTAATATGACCTGATTCTGCATAGCTTGGTGAATATCCCTCTTCTAACATAGCATCAGCTAAACTCTTTCCCTTTCCGATACTAGCTGATATTCTCTTGAGTATTCTTTTATGTCTTAACTTTACTGCATTTCTCTTTTTATCTAATACCTTTTTTTCTTTTTTTTTTTAGTTTTTGCCATATTTGAAATTCTTAAATCTTTTTAAAACTTTATTCTCTGTAAAAAAATCTTTTAACATCTCTCTTTGTAAATACTCCCAAGCTGCCTTACTTACTTTGTTTGATTCATCGATAATAATAATCTTTTTTTTAGTCTTTGGCATCTTTATTCTTTTAATTTCTTAATTGTACTCTCTGCTTGCTCTTCAATAACCTCAAAAGCATCTATAACAATTTTTTCGTCTGTCCGCTTTGGTTGTTCCTTTTCCAATACTACATAATCTCCATACTCTTTTCCTTTTAAATTAAAGAACCAACCAATATGATTTCCTATTAAGATAAATTGAACTTCTATTCCTTGAATTATTTTTGTATATCTTTTCATTATTTCTTAAGCATTTTCTTTTTTATATTTTTTTTCTGCAACCATTAAATCTTCGTAAGCTTTTTTTAATTTCTTTTCTCCTGCTCCACTACCTAAAGAAGCAAAGCTTGATAGATCAATCATTACTGCTCTGTTATCTGATTCTTTTAATATTAGGCGGAATTTTATTTTTTTAGTCATAAAATATGTCTTGATAAAATGGATCCATGTTATTTTTTTGTTTTAATAGACTCTCTTATTTTCTCCATGTGAATCTTCAATGATTCTTCAGTAAGATATTCTAAACGCTCACGTTGACCTTTTTTAATTTGCTTTTTTTCTGTAAGTGTTTGGTAATAAGATACTATTCCCCTGTCTTTCAATAAAAATAGACAACCTTCATCTACAATCATTTTTGAAACTGGATTATTTAGAAAATGAACTTCAAATCTATCTCCTACTATTCTGTCCTTACAATTATTACAGATTCTTTTGGTTGATATTTCCTTAGTTCCTCCTCTTTTTTTTAGAACTTCATTTGAAGTACGGAACTTGAATCCTGTCTTGTGTGTATGTCCTCTTTTGAACATTTCTCTTAATGACATCCACTCTCCTTTGTTTTCTTTCACTTTAATTTGTGTTCCTTACACGGCTTAACTGTTATCCAAATAAAATATCCTGTGCCTTTATGCACGTCTTCTTTTTGTTCGCAGCCACACATCATAGTTCTATTTGGTTTTGGTGGTCTGGTTCTAAATTTTGTTTGATCGTATGCCATTGATTTATAATCTTACTTAGATCCCCTCTAGCTCCATTAAATATGGCTTTCCTTGCTTGATAGTTGCCTAATAAGTAAGGCGTCGCACCACATATAACGGTTGGGCTATCGACTTTTAAGAAGGTTTTACAGCAATGCTAAAAACTTAAACATTGTGAATAAGCCCGTAAAGTATGCTGAACTCTTTCCTTTATGGAGGGGACATAAATAAAATTACAAATTAAAAAGGAGCGATCAAATACCAACCCACAGCAAAAATACTGTAAGCTGATAGCTGACCACTCCCTTGGAAGTGAGATTACGATCTGCGCCGTTCCCTTAGAAACGTATCATCAGTATCAACATCTTAATTTTAACGATTATCACTATACCTTGTCAAGTCTTTCTACAATTATCTTTCTTTTAATGACTATTTTTGCTTCAATGCTTTGCAAAGTTTTACATTCCGGACATTTGATAATTAAATCAAACACTTCTCTATCATCTTTAGTAGTAAAAATAACCTTTGTACATTCTACACAGTGAACTGATTTATTTTTTGCCATCTTTTTCTTCTTTTAATTCTTCTCTTAAAAATTCTCTAATGATTGTTATTCTGTCCTCTCTCTCTTCCGTGATTCTTATATGTTCTAAATTAAGCTTTCTAAGGATCAAATCTAGAACTTTTCCATTTCTTAAAATTTGACTCCTTAATGACGGTGCTTCAAATCTTAAACCAAAAGTCCTATCCCGAGATCTCCCAGGAGAAAGCTCTCTTTCTAATTTAATCAATCTAAATTTTATATCGTCATGATTGAACATTTTTTTCCTTGAATTTTTTAATTACTCTTTCCGCGACCTTTTTCTCAGATTCTGTACCAACTTGATCAAAAACTAATCTGATGTAAGAAATCATATCCTGGTTTGACTTTTGAATTTTTATTATTGCTGGCTGTGGTAGTGGAGGTGACTTGATCACTTTCCCTTCAGGAACTCTTATTATTTCGTCAACATCAACTTTCATTAGTAAAGCAGGTATTAAATAGTCATCAGGATTTACTCCAATATGCTTAATTGCAGTCCTTGATGCCATAATTGCTTCTGAATCAGTGTAAGTTATTGAAATTGAGAGAATAAAACTTTTTTTTGCTATTTCTGCTTCTAATTCACCTTTGCGAAGCGATAATATACCATAGAACTTTAATCTATCCTTACGTTCTAACTCTAATCTTTTAGTTTTTTGTATGTTATTTAGTTCCATAAGCGTCTTTGCCCAAACTATGCTCTATTTCATGTTGCACAATAAAGGCAGGTATTCCTTCTAATTTTGCGACCTTTTTTCTTAATTTTCCAAACCAAAATGGAATGTAATACTCTACTTCTATGTAATAAAACCTTTCAAGTTTTTTTGGTTTTCTATAAGAAAAGAAGAGGCAACCGTCTGAAAAAGGAGCTGGGACATCTTCTTTTATTATTTTTGGATTGATAATGCACCAATGGCCAAAGCCTTTTACCAGAAAATCACTTCTACCTTTTTTCCCATCTTCTGTTTCATGTGGAATATTCTCATTAACAACAAAGAAATCTTTTGGTTCTTTGGAAACGTATGCATGAGAAAGCGCGTAAACTCTTTCGTAATATCCTTCGAACTTTGTATTCTTTATGAAATCTCTTAATTCTAAGGCCTGGTCTTTAATCTCTTCCCAACTTTCTACTTTGGTTGCCGGATTATGATGATATGGTCTTATTATTTTCATAAAAATTTCTTTATATATTTTAATGGTTCTTTTTCTAATACCATCTGTCGAAGATGGTATTGATAGTAATAATGAGGCTTAGCTTTATAACCACACCTCCTACATTTTCTTGTAATCAATTTTTGAGTCCAAAGTGCTTTAGCAAAATCGTGAGAAAAAAGAATTTCATATAAGTTAAATGTTTCAACATAATCTTTTCCTTTTGCTCCACCTATTAAATACATTTCCGTTATTATCTTAAACTCATTCCAGTCAAGTTTTAATTCAAAATCTTCTCCAGGCTCAATAGATGTTCTTTCCCATCCATTCTTAACTGCTTTCTCTATTGCTTCTTTTAATATTTGTTCATTTGTCATATTTTTTAGGTTTTAATATCTACTTATCTTGCCTCCAATCAGAAGCAGAGTAAAAAGCTATTCAGCTTTGTCCCGGAACTCCTCTGGCAATTTACTTCCAATAGCTTCCAAGCACTTACCAGCCCACATCTTTGCTTCTTGAAGCTTTGTGTGAACTAACGATATTTCTCTACCATAACTACTATCGTTTTGTTGTAGTTTTTTCGTCCATTGGATTAAAGCATCAATAGATTTTCTCATTTCGTGAAACATTTCAGCAAGGGTAGATGCTTCTTTAGATTTTTTTAAATGTTCGTGTGATGATTCAGCCATAAATTTAATAAGTTTAACTTTTAATTATTCGACCTTTGTTACTTTTAATATTACTTCTGTAAAAGGCTTTGGATATTTAGGATCGGTACAATCATAATCCCTACAATCCTGTGGCCTGGTTTCGTGGATAGAACACAATCCATTTTTCAACTCTTGCGATATTTCTTCCTTATTGTACAACATTTTACAATTATCCATATATTCTAAGTGTAATAAACTTGACTTTTTCTCGTCATATATTATAATAAGCTAAAATAATGTATTTTGCACCACCGTATTGGTGGTTTTTTTATAACATTGGCACAGGTTGTGCAGTTATTCTTTGTTTGGCCATTTTAATATATTTTGGATTTAATTCTATGCCGAGCCAATTTCTTCCATATCTGCGAGCAACCACTCCTACTGTTCCGCTTCCTATAAATGGATCTAATGTTATTCCTGCTTCAAATCCTGCTTTACATTTACAATCTGTCCAACCAAGAGTTTGAAAGTCTGTTTTTTTATACCCACTTAAACCTCCACGTTGATCTTCTTTTCTTCCCATTATTCCCCCACCATCTCTTCTGTAATTTGATGGCTTCTTATCTTGTATTCCTTTTACTATCCTCACCCTCGCTTTCCCACACTTCTTACAAATCTCTTTAGGGCAGCTGCTCAATATCATCGGTGTTATTAGCTTTACAGGAAATGTAGCAAAGTGAGCTTCTGGAAATGGTTGGGTTGCTATTTTCCATACATCGCCCGGATTTTTGCCTCGCTGTATCATTCTCTTAATAATTTCTTTTCTGGCTTTTGGGTCATTTATTCCTCCATAATCATAATGACCACCACTTCCTTTTTTTCTAAAATGTTCTAAATATTCTTTATCTTGAGTTTTTCTATATCGTCTTGCTCTTGGACTTCCAAAACTTTCTGCATTTTCTTTAGGAATTTTGGTTCTTTTTTGTTTATAAATAGTTTGATTTCCTTGACCCATTCTTGGTCTTTCTTGATTCGGTTCTTGCGACGGCACTCTCACAGCATCTAAATCAAACCAATACTTAATTGATTGCCAGTAATTAACTTTCTTGATTTTCCCTTTTTTATAATTCTCAATTTCTTCTTTAGTTGCTCCTTGTAAAAACCTTTTTTTCTTTGCATCTTTAACCCTCACATTAAAAGTATTTTTATCTATAATTCCGATCTCTTCAAACCCCCAATCAATTCCCTTTTTCAATTCCTTCGGTTTTCTATCCATCATCAAGCCAGTTTTCGTATTGTAATAATACTGCGGATTATTATTTTTCACTAACATAAATACTGGCTCATAACTATTTGAAAATCTGTCTTTTACTGAACTGGGCATATGGTTTGGTTTGTGCCAAATTATTGTATTTCTTAATATCCAACCCTGATTTATCATCTCTATTATTAAGCGGTAGTTTTGGAGCATTAAACATTTAGCCATTGATTTCTTTTGAGATTTCATTTGTCCATATTCATTTCCCTTTCCTTCTCCTCTTCCCTGACTTCCCCCATAACAATCTCCGTGATTCCAATACATCACTCCTGTTGGTTTTAAAACTCTTTTTAATTCAGCAGTAATTTTTAAAAGCTTACTAATAAATTCTTCTAAAGTAGGTTCTAAACCAATTTGCCCTTTAACTCCATAATCTCTCAATCCCCACTACCAATAGGGCGGTGATGTGATGATTGTATCAACACATTCTTCTGGGAGCGTTTTTAACACTTCCAGCATGTCCCCCTGAATAATGGAGTTCACGAACCGCCCTATTTTCTTTGATGAATTTCTTTTATTTGTTTCCATAACTTATCTCTATAATCTAAAATCTTTTTAGACATTTTACGACCTTTCGGACTACCCCTTTTTTTTGCTAAACAACTTTCTTTATTTCTTCTTAATTTCAAACAAATTTGAGCTTGCCTTTTTTTAATTCTCAAATAAGGAAGTAAAATCCTTAACGCTTTTGACGCTGATAAGTCAGAAATTTGATAACAATAAATATAATCCTTTTCTTTATAATAACTGCCACCAAAAGATTGCTTGAATAATTTAATTGCTTCTTCATCAATCATTCTTATCTGTATTCTTTCGTGGTAAGTAGGACAATGAACATCTTTTCTGTTTTTCATTCCCCATTTAGATTTCTTAATTCCAATATACCCTTCCCCATCTGTTATTCCTGCCAAATATGATATTGTAATTTCTTTAACCATATACTTATATTTTATGGTATAAGAGATTTTAAGTCAAACTGGCTTGTAATAATCGTATCTACTAAATCTGAAGGCATTTTTTTAAGAACTTTCAGTGTATCGCCTTGTATGATCTGATTAGGTTTCATTCTTTTAATTCTTTTATTATTTCTGATATTGCTTGGTCATACGCTCTTTTTTCTGCTCCCTCACTTCCAACAGGCATACTCATTCCCTCAATCACTTTAATCATATTCTCTTTTTCTTCTTGACGGATTTTTTCAACAGCTTCTTTAATTTTAAATGCAGTTAAGTATCCAAGTCTAAAGTTTCGTTGAATCCAAGATACACTTTCCCATTTTTCTTGTTCTTTATTTAGCATATTTTTGATGGATATTTTTCTTCAATAATTCAGCCTCAGTTTTAATTTTCTTCATATCGCTTAAAGTTTCTATACTTCTTGCTCTACCAATTTTACATTTATTTATGAATTTTTCTGCAACCATTATAACTGAATTACATAAAGAATTTATTTGTTGTTTTTGTTTTTCATTCATACTTATTTTTTGTTTGTTTTAAGATTTCTTGATGTCTTTCTTCTTCTCGGCGACATTTATTACAAGTTGTTTCCCACATTGACTGGAATATATCTCCACATTCACGACAACGAAAACCAATCGTTTTTCCTCTCCAGTTTTTTACATCATTGTTAATCATATTTTTGTTTTATTTGTTTAATTTTGTTGTTGAGTTTTTTATGCTTTGCACATTTATATTTATTCAATTCCATCTCTAACCCATTTAATATCTCTATAAATTCTTTATCTTTGGCTTTTAGGATTTCATTTATCAATATTCTTACTTCAGATTTGGGTATAAATCCTACTGATGTAATTCTTTTTATCAAAGTATCTAATAATTTTTCTTGTTCGTTATTCATCACACAAATTACAACTTATTTTACTTTTATCAGCAATTTTATTCATAATACAACTTGGCGGAACTTGATAAGTTTCCTTATGATAATCACACATAGCAAACGGCTCGCCATCTTTAGAAACATTCATATTGTAAAATCTATATAACCTTATTTTTTTCTTCTCTTTATTATGTTTCATAGGTTATTTAGGTTTAATTTTTGAAACTGAAACAGTTATTTTATATTTATCTTTAATTTTTTTACTTACTAATTCCTGTGTCATTTCCATTGTTTCTGCATTAGTTTCTTTCATTTGAACAATAAAAGCTACGCCAAGTTCTTCTACTTTCCTCATTAAATAAATTATTATTTTATCTTTAGCCATATATTGTTTATTTAGGTTTATTAGGCGATTTTCGTATTGATGTTCTACATTCTGGTTTATTTTCTCTTCTCCACATATTTTCTGCTTGCCCGATTGCTACCATTGTCATTATTCTTAATTCATCAAACTCTTTAAGGGTTAAATCGGCAATACTACAATTAACACTAAAATCCATTTCGCCTTTATCATAACCAATGCTTATAAAATCTATTTCTCTTGCCATAATCTTTTAGGTTAAGTTATTTATTATTCTTGAGAGTAGCTTCTACTGCTATCATAACTGAAGAACATTTATCACACATAGGCATTTCTCCTCTCGGAACTTCCCCAGCTTTTACCTCTTTTTTATGTCCACAAGATATACATTTTACTTTTACTTTTATTTCCATATTTATTAGTTATTTTAATTATTCTTATTAAGGACTTAGACAAGCTTATACAATTAAGGACTTAGTATGGCAGGCTTGAGGATTCGAACCCCTTAGCTTGCCAGCTTTCAACCCGCCATACTAAATTCTCAATGTTGTATGGTAACGTATGTTACCTTTTAAGGACTTATACTTTTAGGCGAGCTTGTCTTTCAATGTTTTCTATCATTGCCATTAATTCATCATACGCCTCATCATAAGCCTCTTGATGTTTTTTACTATGATTAAAACCTATCTTATCAGTCAACTTAACTAAAATATCTTGAACTTTTTGATTTATTTTATCTTTCTCCATAATCCTCTTAATATATTAGTTATTTATTTCTGCCAAAATAATATCCTGTTAAAGCCGCCAAAAAATAGGTTAATATTAATCCAAGCATTACTATAAAAAGTTTTGTTCCCTCTAATATAATTGTTTCCATATATATATCTTTTGTTTATTTTAATTATTCTTATTGAGGACTTAGGCGAGAGCTGGTAGGATTCAAACCTACTGGGCTATTTGAGGGCTTAGCTATCAGACCACTTTCACCTCATTGGTCATCTGTGATAACCGACAAGCAAGGTGTTATTTTGAAGCCACAGCTCTCACTTAAATCCTCAATGTTTTAAATCTTCTATTGATTCTAATAAAAGTAAAAAACCAAGACCCAGTAATGTATATATATTTTCAAAAGCTACTGACATTACTATACCTATTATTCCAATTATTCTTATTAGTTTCATAAATTTAATGTCGCAAAATTAAGCTTGTGCGACTCTTTTGTTTAAAAAAGCTGCTAATTCTTTTGTTTGACGCTTATTAAGTTCTTTCCGTTCTTTTTTATGTCTTTTCATAATCCTTGTATCGGTCATTCTTTTCTTCCATAGCTCAAATACACAAAAATCACATAGTTTAATATCAGGATTTCCTATATGACATTTTTCACAAGGACATCCTTGGTCACAAAATTGTCTTTCTTCTATTTTTGTTCTTGGTTTTTTCATAATTTAATGTTGCTTTACTTGTAATGAAGCTTTCTTTGTTGCTTTTTCTAATTTTGTGATTCTTTTATTTATTTCTCCTAATCCTACTCCCCAAAAATTTAGTAACTCATTACACAATACAATTCCTACTTCTTTTGATAAAAATTGATAACGACCATTTGTCCAAATTTGTAATTTATTACTAGTAATTTCTATACTTCCACAATATCCAGTTGGATATCTTTCTATTTTTTCTTCTTCATCAAAAATGTTAATACCTATAATTTTTCTATCTGTATCTTTCTCTTTTCCATCTTTGGCCCATTCAATTTTTTGAGTATTTTTTTTAGCCATAATATATCTTTTGTTTATTTTAATTATTCTTATTGAGGACTTAGGCGATGCTTTTAGATTCTCTTTCTTCAATTTGCCTTAATTTTTCTTTAATGACAGTGCGCACTGTCACTAAAGTTAATACTTGTTGGAAGGTACTCCCATTTTTCAGAGTACCTTGATAATTCTCTTTTGGGGAAGTCCGTAAGATTACTAATCTACTGGGTTATGGTTAAGTTAGACCTTTAACCTCATACGGCTCTCTCCCCCAAAAAAGAACTATCAATAACGCTTGTGCAACTTATCCTTTAATAACTGCTAATGGTCTTAACTCTACTGAAATGTCAACTAAATCTTCTTGATTTTTCATCACAACATCAATATCTTTATAACTACCAGGAGCTTCATCTAAATCTCTAACACTTCTAATAGAATGGATAATACCTTTGTCGTTTAAATTTTTAACTTCTTCATCTAAATTCAATCGCCTTTGAGCATCTTTCCTGCCCATCTTTCTTCCAGCTCCGTGAGAACAAGACTTAAAGCTATCAAAATTTCCCCTACCTTCAACAATATAACTATTTGTTCCTTGTGATCCCGGGATAATTCCAACAGTTCCTTCTCTGGCTAAAGTAGCTCCTTTCCTGTGAATCCATACATCTTTGCCAAAATGATGTTCTAAAGAAGCATAGTTATGGGCTATGTTTATCATTGGTGCAAAACTCCATCTACTACTATATTCTTTACAAAAAATATCTAAAACCCTATCCATCATCAACTTCCTATTAGCTAAAGCAAAATCTACTGCATATTGCATTTCTCTTAAATATGTTAACCCTTCTTTGGTTTCAATAGGTAAAAATGCTAATTCCCATTTTTTAGGAACTTTGCTATGCCATTTTTCATTTAATCTAATCGCAGACTTGTTATAATGTGCAGCAACTTTAAATCCTAAATTCCTGCTACCTGAATGTATCATTATCCAAATAAAACCATCTGAACCTTTTTGAATTTCTATAAAATGATTGCCTCCTCCAAGAGTTCCAATAGACTTTAAAGCATTGCCATATTCTGTACGAACAATTGGCATATCATCTAACTTATCATATCTGGGCATTACTAAATCATCTTGCTTTTCTTTATGTTTATTAAATCCAACAGGAATCACTTTTCTAATCTCTCCCATTATTTTTTTAAGAGTTTCTGTATCAATTTCTGTTAAAGAAGTTTTGACCGCACACATTCCGCAGCCAATATCAACACCAACTGCGTTAGGAACTATAACCCCTTGAGTAGCCATAACTCCTCCAATAGGCATTCCGTAGCCCTGATGAGAATCTGGCATAATAGCTATGTGCTTATAAATATAAGGAAGATTGGCAAGATTTTTGGCTTGTTCTAATGCTCCATCTTCTATGTCATTTAACCACAATTTTATCGGTAATTTTTCTGTTGAAATAACGTTTTCCATAATTTTATTTGGTTAATTAGTTATCTTTAGATTGAATAATAGCTTCATCAATTTTTTCTCTTGCATCTTTTTCATTAAACCAGTTATCTATTCCAGAATCATCAAGCGTATCATTATGACCTAACCATTCAATTAAAAAATCTAATCGTTGAGAATCTTTATTAACTATTTCATTTCCTATAATCTGTTTTGTAGGTTTTTGCTCAATTAACTTAAAAAGTAAAAGAGTAATAAGACAAGGCACCCAAGCACTAAGAAAAAAATCACTTCTTCTTTTAATAACACCCTCAAGCTTTGTTTTGATTTCTGAGATTTTCTTTTCGTTTTTTAATATTTCTTTTGCCATAATTCTTATTTAGTTAGTTAATCTTTTTAAGAATTTTTTTCCCAGTAAATTTAATAATAAGTTCGTAATTATATTTTAAGGACAGCGGTTGTTTTTGAACCCTTATACCAGCTATGATCAAGACCTTCCAACCCTTTAATTCCATAAAATCAGCAATACTTTTTGCCACTTTGTAAAATGCCTCATCTTCCTTTTTGTTTATTATTTTAATTTTCGTTGTCATCTTTCTTTTTTTTAGGAGCTTCTAATAAACTAATATCACTAACTTCACCTTTTAAAATTCTTGGCAGGATTTTATTTTTAAATTGATTCCAAACAGTTCCAACTCCCCCACTTTTACCTAAAGCAATATGAGGCATAAACTCCTGCTCAAATTCAATTAGACCCGTCTCAATGGCTTCAAATTTGGTTTTTAGATACCAATAGAAGATTCTATATGCCTGATTCTTTTTTTTCTCGTCTGCTGGGATATTAGGAATAATAATTCTTACAGGAATAGTTCCCCCAACTCCATCTGATAAAGTAATTGGTTTGAAAAACTCAAGCATTATAGCACAAGTATCTTCATGCATTTTCATTCCTGCCCTCACAGCAGTTTCATAAGAAATATTAGTGAAACGAGTATCTTGAATGTCTTTTTCCCTCAACAACTTCATTATTTGAGCTTGAGATTTATCCGAGCTAATAGTTGTATTTTTGTATGATTTTACATTTGAAAACATATCTTTTATTTTAATTAGTTAATTAGTTGACTCTACCCCAGAAAACCTTTTATCTCTTTCAGCCTTTTCCTCTCTTTCTCTTACTTGACCTTCACAATAAACACAATGATATTCTAATCTATGATCCTTGAAATGCTTTACATTAGCTTCGTCCATTTCTCTTCTTCCTTCTGCGGTTTTACAATTAGCACAAAACTTGCTACTTCCCACAGCCTTGTCGTTGCAATGAATACATAATTGTATTTTCCCTCTTATTGCTTCAACCATAATTTTAAGTTAATTTCTTTATTATATCTTGATAATAACCGATTGTTTGAAAACCTGATTTAGGATAATTTTTAGCTTTTTTCGTCAATCTATTGTGCCATTTTTTACCCCTAATAACGATTATCTTGTCTTCTACTAATTTTTGGTCTTTGCCGTTCCAATGAAGAGCAGAGTGACACTTTCCACACAAACATATCCCATTATCTAAATCTAAAAGTAAATGTATTGCCGCGCTTTTAAAATAGAAATGATGAGCTGTTATCTTCCAATGTCCACCACAAAGTTCACAAGAATAATGAGCTTTTTCAATGATTCTAATTTTCCACCATTTAAGAGCTTCTTTTCGCAATCTTTTTTTCTTTCTGGCCTGCTTTTTCCAATTTGGAGTTATGATTTTCATTTTATTTATAATCTACATGACACATAACTTTCATATCCCCATCTCTGACTTCTAAGATTTTAAAATCATAATTTGGACTGACAAATTGACCGTTAGTTGATTCTATCCAAACTGCTACTAAAGAATGGCTCCTATCCTCGTTAATAAGAATACTACTTGATATATCGACCTTTTCTAATTCTTTTACTAAATCTTTGGCGTGATCTAGGCAATTATATTCATCGGTATAAGGTCTTTTGCCTATCTTTGAAAGTGCGTGTTGAAATAAGTTATATTTTATACCTTCTCTTCTACATTCCGATAAAGCGCTTTCGTTTATTAAATTTTTAGTCATTAAACTTGAATAATTATTTTTAGCAAAATTACACCCTGTAAAATAACCACTAAAAATGACTAGCAAAGTAGCTATTAAGAATCCCAGACAAAGACAGAAAAATATATCTTCAATTTTCATTTTTTCTTTTTAGGTTTTTCTTCTTTTTTTTCATTTCTTTTTTCCCACTCTTCGTAAGTCCTATGACTTTTAAATAAGCCATTTTTCTTGAGTTTGTTGAATGTAGCTATTAGTTATGGGCGGTGTTTATTTTCCATTTTTTAACAAGTCTTTATTTTTATATATATCGCCGATGACTTCACCTTTCTTTAAAAAATCTGGCAAATCCCAATCCGATAAACTTCTTCTTTTCCATTTAATTGATTCAATATCAAACCCTATTTCATCCCAAATAACAATTCCTTTTCCCCATTCTTTATTCTCAACAATATCCCCTCCATATATCTCAACTTTATTCTTGTCTTTTGAGCCAACGTATTGCATTAAAATCCCACTGCCTATATCAAGTAATATATCTTTACTAATCCGATCGCGCACAAACCACATTGTAGAATAAATAATAAATTCAAACTTTGCTGAATAATACATTTTTTTTCTTATTCTATCCCAAGCTCTATATTTTGTTTCTCTTTGATTCATAATTACTTAACTTTAATTTCTATCTCTTCTTTTTGTTTTTCTGTGATAAGTTTCAAACTGAATAGCCAAATTATTGTAGGCAGAAGTATGAAGAAAGCAAAAGTTCCTACCGAAGTAAAACTAAAGAGATTCAGTAAAGCACTTGAACCGAAGCATATAATTGTATACCACTTACCTAGATTAAAAATTTGTTTTGTCATAATTTTGTTCGCTTAATTATTTACTACGACCTTTAGAAAATACTAATTCTTTAATCGTTTTTAATTTTTTTAATCCTTTAATATTTATATTATCTTTATTACTATATTTATTGTGTGTGATTTTTTCGCTATTGGTGTGTGATTTTTTCGCTATTGGTGTGTGATTTTTTCGCTTCCTTTTTACTATATGTGTGGTTTTCACACTATCTGTTTGATTCTTAATTCTCATTCTTAATAATATAACTTTGTCATACCATTTATTAGTTGTTCTTAAATAAGAAGTTTGTTTGTCTTTCTCTACTAATTTTTTCTCAATAAGCTTTTTTAAAAGATTATTAACTTGCCATCTTTTAATACCGGCATAAAAACCAAGTGTTTTTTTTGCAGCAGTACACCAACCTTGAATTTTACCTCTTGGATTATTAGATAAGTGATAAATTGAATCAGCTAAACAATATTCTGTAAAGGTAATTCCAAGACTTATTCTTGCTCTATGTATTATCAAGGTATAGGTTAATATTTCTTTTGCTTGTTCTTTTTGATTTTCCATAATCATCTTTATTATTCTTTTAAGAACCTAGGCGAGAAATAGTCCCTGCTATGTTGCTTTAGGAATGCATCATCAGCATTCAGGGTTGTGCTGTGTTTCAAACTAAGACGTCATTTCTTACTCATCATGCCCATTATACGGGTAAGCCTGAGTAAAGCTTGTTTGAAAGTGACCAACGTACGACGTTGCCGTAGCATCTGTTTCCAGACCGCCCCCACCGTACTATTTCTCACTTAAATCCTTAATATCCAAATCCTTTCCACATTTTACTTATTTCTTTATAGGCCTTGTGTATTCTTCCACCCATTAAGATAAGGTTTTTCATTGTTCTAGTGGTTTCAAATGTCTTTATTTTTCCTGTAAAGAACACTTCTTTTTTGCCCTCTTCGTTCTCTTTAACTTTTGTTTCAGCCCAATGAAGTTTAATTTTATCTGGCAACCTTCCAAACTTTTTCCAAACCAGTAAAGCATACATATCTAACTGGCCTAACTTGTCTGCTTTTGATTGAGTAAACTTCTGTCCGGACTTATATTCACCTATTACTAATTTCTTTCTTAAACTGCTGAATCCGTCTAATACTCCAACTAAGTTAATACCTTCAAATTCTATTTCTATTCGATACTGCATTTTAGGATATTTTGGAAACATTATCACAAGATAATTTATCATTGGATCTCCGAACTCGTCCTGGCCGTTTTGGATTGCTTCATCTAATCTTGTTCCTAGTTTCAGATAAGGGGTTCTAATCATATCCATTCCATCAATATAAATCTGATAATAGAGATTTGGATCCTTTTCCCAGAGGCTCAGCTGGCTCCAGCTAAGATATCCCCTAGGAAGTGCATTATCTTTCTTCAAAATGTTTGCCATAACTTTCTGTTTTTTTATGACACTTCTTACAAAGAGTCTTTCCATTATTTATGTTCCACAATTCATCACAATTCATTGCTTGTTCTATCGTTTTGATTTTATATTCTGATATTATCTCTGAAAATCCTTTAATGTGATGAGCTACTATTGAACATTTATTCTTACCACAATCCTGACAAGTGAACTCATCTCTTGTAAAAATATCTGACCGCCATTGTCGATATTTAAAAGATTGATATATTCTTTTATACAATGGAGTAATTCCACCTTTCCATTGAGGATTTTTCTCTCCCAACTTTTCTTCTCTCATTTTCTTTTTTGATATTGATGAATGGTTCCATCCTTTCTTATGTGCTTTTCCTTTGTTTGCTTTACTGATTTTTCCCCTTGTCTTTTTAGAAGGAACTCTACCAACATTCGTTTTATGTCCTTTTTTAAATAATCCGTGTTTATGACTATTAGGGTGCTTACCCCTACTATATTTTTTACAATTCTTCATTTTTCATTCCCAACTTATCCATTATTGCCTTAATCAATTTGTCTTTTGCTGTTTGACTAAGTAATTTTCCAGCCTTTTGTTTTCTAATATTTAGCATCATACGGTAAAGAATGTCACCATTCTCTTCATTCTTGATTTTGTTCATAGTAAATTCTACTAAATCTTTTGTCTTGATTCTCTTTGTTGTTGGCTTTGTTTTACCTATAACTATCTCATCTCCATTCCCTTTTGACGCTCTATCTAAATCTGGCCAGTAAACATCAAGAGCTATTCCAAATAGAGAAGCACACTTTTTAAGACAATCTGTTGCAGCTGCTTTTAAAGTATCACCAAGTGGAACTCCTGTATTCCTTATCTTGGTTCCATATTGAGTCTTTGAAACACTATAACCATGCTTATAATCCTTAATCATTAGCTTTCCTCTTACAACAACTTCATTCTTTTCAACTCTTTCATCTATGATTGAAAAATCCCACCCAATAGGGCTGAAAATCTCGTTTAGACGCGCTACAACATATCCTCCTTCAACGTATCTGAACGTCTTGCCTCCCTTACCCTTTCTTTGTTTTATGAACTCTAGAGGGGTTCTAATAGCGATAGTTTTTCTTTGTCTTGCAGCAAGCTTTACTGGCCTAATAATGATTGCTCTGCTTGTTTGTCTTTGTGGTTTTTTTGCCATGTTAGTAAGTAGAACCAGCTACTTCTTTTCTTTCTACAACCTTTACGCCTGGAATTACTTTACCAGCTAAAGCATCAGTTCTGATTTTAACCATATCAAGTTTTAAGTAGTTTCTTGGAATTTTTGTTTCATCTGTAATTTCAATAGTTTTGCGTGTTCTATATTGAATTGATGCACCGCCTTTAGTTTTAACTGTCTTTTCAGGAATTATTTTCTCTAGTTTGTCTGCTGCTTTTTTAAATGACAAATCCCCATCTTCTACTTGCTTTGAAATCTTAGCTTCTTTAATTTTAGCTTTTGCTTCCTCCTTATTATCAAAATCAATCATCTTTGCTTTGACAATTCTTTCAGCTTCTTTGCAACTTTCTTCAAGTGGTCTATAAAATTCTCTGGCCTCTTTAAGAATTGCATTTGCTGGTTTAGTAGTTTTTTCTTTTTTTTCTTTTAAGAGCTTCAATGCTGTTTTGATTTTTGTAAGAAGCTCTACTCCCTTTTTGAGATCCTCTTTAGTTTTTATTTTAAGTGATTGGGCAGCAGTCATAGCTCCTGATGCTTGACGTTTGACCAATGCCACTTCTTTTTTGTTAAATTTTATTTCCATAATTGTAATTTATTTTAATACTTTTAATAATCTATCTTGATATTGATGTGGCACATCTTCTATGACAATCTGTTTTAATTCTGAATTTATTTTCTCAACATACTCATCAGCATATTCAATAAAGTCATCAGTTCCTAAATTCTCCAGCCAACTTTCAAAAGAATCTGGCAAATTATCATCAAGAATCTGAGGTAACTCCTCTTGATGTTTTTCTTGTAAAAATTGTTCAAATTTTGCTTCCATAGTGTTTATTTGTTTTTAATTATTTAGTAAATTCCCTGTGCTTTCCCTAACCAGAAAAGTGTTGCTAATACTACTCCAGTCATAAGTCCAAACACTATTGGAACTCCATATTCTATTACGATTTTCCAGAATTTGCTTTCTCTTTTGTATCTGTGTGGTTGGCGATATTTGTAGAAGTTCATAGCTTTTTGTTAATTAGTTTTTTATATTCCCTTTTCACTTTAGCAAAATTCTTATTGGCACTTAACACTCTAGCAATAGCTTTTCTTACTGCATTATTGATTATTGTTAGTTTTGTGTCACTTAACTCATCAATAAACATTGCAAATTCACTACCATTCATTTCAATAATCCATTTCTGCTTACTCTTTTGTTTTGATAGTTTTGTTTGTGTTACCTTCATATTTTATTGTTGGTTATTTTTTTGTTTCGGCCTTTTTTAAAATATAAAAAACTGCTGGGTTTGTTAAATCAAAAGCTCCAGCAATTTGTCGTAATGTGAAACCTTGCTTTCTCATATTAAGAATCCTTTGCCTTTCGGTTTCGTTTATTCTCTTAGTCCCTTTTTTATTTGCTCCTTTTTTTCTTTTCATATTATCTATTTAGCATTTTAGCAAACCTACTAACCCTGTCAAATCCTTTCCTATTTTACGCACTTTTCCACAGTTCCTATAAAACAAAAAACCGCCGAAAAGGCGGGTTTTTGCAATAAAGAATGTAACTATATTTTACTCTTTTGAAGATTCTTCTTCCCCTCCCCCTTCAGTCTGTTCCCCTTCTTTCTTTCCCTCTTCAGGGGTTTCAGGGGTTTCCCCCTCTTTTTTTTCTTCGTCAAACATAATAATAAGAATTTTAGTTAATAAAACTAGAAACGACCTTTATTCATTTTTCTCTGGAATAGGACTTGTGTCAATCTCTTCCTCTTCACCAAGCTTTGCGGAAGATTTAATAGAACCTGGATTAGCAATCACTTCATCAATTTTTGCACGTGCTTTCTCTATCTGATCCTTTTCAAACTTTAAAAAAGGATAGCCTTTAAACTCTTTATCTTCAACCGGTTCAGCAGAAAATAAAATGTAAAATTCCCCATCATCTCCACACTCATTAAGATGTTCTTTTGCTTCAAGAGCGGTTGTAAATTCTGTTACATACCCTTCTGCTAAGAATTTAATGTAAATAATCATTAGACAAGTCTTGTTATTTTAATTATCTGTCTGACTTTTAAGTGGTGGCATTTCAAGAACTAATGATGCACGAACATCTATCATTCTTCCGATATGTCGTAAAAGAGTACGAACTGCGTTTACATTTATACCTCCTCTGCCAATCAACATACCGCGATCTTCCTTTGCCATTCTAACAGTATAGAGAACGCCCATTTCGTCTGACTTTTTCTCTACTTCTATTTCGTCAGGCCTTGATACCATTGCTGATAATACCATTTTTAACCACTCTTGCAATTCTTCAGAACTATTCATAAAAGTAATAATAATTTAATTATAAATGCGACTAAAACTCTAATGGTAATCTAAAGAAAATAATCATATATAGAACTATTATAACAGCTAAGAAAATTAAAATATTTTCTATCATTTTACCAAAACGACTTTGATTAAAAATTCTTTGTAGCCACTTCGGATATTCTTCTTCTCTGGCATTAGTCATAACAAGATACCAGGCCACAATAGGTATAAACATAATTGGTATTACAAATAATCTATAAAGGAGGCTTGTCATTTGTTAATTTTACCATTATCTTTCTGACTAATCCATAAAGAGTTGCAATCGAAGAGATCAATGCTGTTGCTGCCATAATAACTACACCAATACCATCAATAATGCCGGAAATCTCTATTTCGGAAATTGATACTCCTTTAAATTGAGTAAGTAAAAGGAAAATTGGAATAAGGCCTGTTAATAAACCTTTAATGGTCAAACTCAATTTTTCTGAATCTACGCTTGATGTTAAAAATTTGGGTAACATAATAGCTTAATTATTTAATATCGTGCGACTTACTTAATATATTTATTTTGCTTTAACCACTCTACTAAATACTTGCCTGGACAGGCAGTAGGTTCAATATTACCATGATATTCTATTTCAAATCCCCTTGCCACATACGAGTCTAATTCGTCTTTTAAGGTCATTAACTGCCATTCTGTTGGCTTTTTTATCTCAAGGTTGCCTTGTAGACATAGTCCTACTGAATTTCTATTCCACCAATGAGGTTTACCCTCAACGGCCAAATGCGCGCCTTCTTCGTTATCACGTCTTGCTATGTATAATTGTCCGGTATATTCAATCCATTTCTGATAGCCAAGATAGAAACCAAGTGAACTTTTAAATCCCCATTTGTTTCTATGATGATTATTTACTTGATCAAAACCCCAACTACCTCCTCCATGATGAATCACTAATATCTTTGGCATTGGTAAATTAGGAATTGTTAATTTTTGTTGCAAAAATATAACTCTTAATTGAAGCTGCAATATCAAGAGCTGTAATTTTGCTTTTTCCAATTTCTCTATTAAGTTTTCTAGTATATTTTTTGCCATAATTTTAAAAAATTAGGGAGGATAGAAAATAATTAAGACAATATACTTTCTATCCCCTAATAATATAATGCCAATTCGGAACATTTAACTCACCTCTCTTTTTTTAATTGGCGGGATAGCTGGAGTCCTAATCTTATAATGAGGATATATACTATATACATCCAGTATACATCTAATATACATCACCTCCTTCAGATTTAGACCAGCTATTCTTTCGCCTGTAAAAGAACTACTTTCCGTTTCTATGCATAAAAATATCTTTTAATTCTCTAATAACATCTATCAGTTCTTGGTTTGATTTTGTATTATGATCTATATGATTTTCCATAAAGGTAAATATCTTTTTTATAACAAAACCAAAAAGAACTATTAAAAGCACACTAATCCCTACTGCTCCACCTTGAATAATTGTTTGTATATCGAATTGCATGTTATTTTGTTCTTTTATATTTAAACCTATGTTCTCTAAAAATCTTACTCTTGATCTTGCCTTTTTCTGAAGTAAGTTTTTTCTGTTTATCTTCTTCGTCTAGCTTTTTATAATCTGAATCTTTATTTAATTCTACAATTTTTTCATTAACTAATCTATTGTATTTGTCATTAGCTTCTTTAAATTTATCTTCACCAACTTTCTCTTTAAATTGTGTTAATTCTTTTCCGGGCTTTATATTCCAGTCATTATTATAAGAATAAACATTAGCAGATATTCCAAGACCATCTGCTATTAAAACAAGTAGGGTATTTGCTAAGTCCTCTTTTTTAGAAGCATCAATGCCAGATTCTATTATTATTGGAACTATTAAGTTTGTTAATTGATTTACAAGTGTTGGTTCTTCTCCATCAAATGTTTTTTGAGCTATCAATTCTTTAATAACAGAGAACATTGGAGAAAACTTATTTTCTGTAAAGTTCCAAAGTATGTCCATTCCGGTTGGACTTCCAAACCCACCATCTAAATCTTTTATTATTCCAGTAACAGAACTTTTAGTTTGTTGTGTTACTATTCTTGAAGCTAAAATTATTAAAGATGACATTCCACCAGTAAGATCAAATCTTTTATTTCCTAATCTTATTTTTCCGAAGTTGGCGCTTCTTGTGTCCCATTCAACAGAATCTTCGTCAAAACCTGAGGAAATAAGGAAAAGAATACTAATAGCTGAAATCATCTTTAACAAGTTAATAGCAGCTTGTTTTTTCGCAAAATTACTAAAATCACCACTGAAAGCGTGTACTGTCAATGTGTCTAAATTTGATTTGAAGAACTTGGCTGAAAAGAATACGCTGTTTATTGCTTTTCCAGCACCTTCTAATCTTCCTAATCTTCCTCTACCAGTAAGTGAATTTACCATTTCATTTATACTTCCAATCTCTATCTTATTAGTCATATCAATACCAGCCTGTTCTGCAAGATCATAATATACATCAGCAATATCAGCTCTTAATCTCATGGCGCCTGCCTCATAAGAAACTTCTGCTGCTTTAAATAAACGACCTAGTCCTGGTATCTTACTTGGCAAAGATGTAGGAAATTCTTCTTCTCCTGTTCCTATATCAAGTTTTTTGCCTAATTCATATCTGCCATTTAAGTAATTTTTTCTTGAATATATTTCAGCTTTTACTCCATCGAGAATTGCTTCACCTGCTTCGTTTCCTTTTTGTATTGTAGTGGAAATATCTTGCCAAGATTTAGCAAAATTATTAGCCCAAATCTTAGGTTTAGTAAATAAAGCCTTAATTCCTTGTCTACCCCATAGAGAATTATCAACTGAAGCTTTAATAGATCTTGAATTGTCTGCTATAAAATTAAGTGCAATTTTAGCATCAACAGATATTGCTCTAGCTTTTTCCATTAACCCACGAACTTTTAGAGGATTAACAAAGAGTTCTTTATTTGCTTCAGCTTTTAATCCACCAATATAATTATCAACTGCCACTTTAGCTGCACCAAAATTTAAACCATCTTCCTCAGTTTTCCATGTAAAATCCTCATTCATTTTTTCTCTTGCTCTCTTTAAGTCTTGAGAAAGTTCAGTAATTATTTGTGCTTCTTCAAGAGTAGTTTCTGTTTTAAATTTCCTTGAATAAATATCACTCACTATTTCGTTCAAAAACTTTTCATTTTCTTTTGGATCCTGCAATCGTCTTTTTTTCTCAGCATAAGTTTTGCGAATCTTCTCAAGAGTTGCTTCTTTTTGTTCTTTTGATAAACCAGTTATTTCTCTAGCCCAATCAGACATAGCTCTTTCCTGATTTTTTAAAAGAAGCTTTTTCTCAAACAAAAGATTGACTTCTTTGGCATTTTCTTTCCCAATAAAGTTAGCTAAAAAGTTCCTTCTTTCTTGAGAAGTCATTTCATTCAATTTTTCAGGAGATAATTTACCACTCCTAATTGCTTCCTTTATTTTATTGGCCTCTTCTATTGGTAGGCAAAATGCCATACTTTATGTAATTAAGGCGAATATAATTGCGACGATAAGCACAATCCAAATTTGTTCTGATTCTTCTAATGATGTATATTTGTGCATAATTAACAGGTTAATTCATCAATAAGCGCTTCCCAGGAATGCTTACTGATTTTTTTAGTTTTTTCTTTTAATTCTTCTTTTAGACCTTTTTTGATTTGCTCTTTTTCTTGTATTGCAGTTCGACCTTTTAATTTCTTTTTTGCAACCTTTTTTCTTTCTCTTTCTACTTCTTTGATTTTAGCTGTGGCAGAATCTGGAACTCTCTCGCCTATAAGACGTAAAGTTTGTCCAGCTATACTTGTTTCAGATACTAATGGAGAGTTTGCTAGTGCTAATATAAGTTCTCCGTCTTCATTCTCCATAGCATAATCTTCTATCATTTTTACAAGTATGGCGCCTTTAATGTCTGGATCAAGAGGTTCTTCTCCAATAGCCATTGCTTTTGCTCTCTCTATATTATCTTCCATTAGTTTTTCTATTTTAGCAACTTGCTCTTTAATGACAACCGGAGTAAATTCAGCCAATTTTTCAAATGCTTCTACTATACCTTTTTCTTTTGCTTTAGCTTCAATACTTTTTGCCACTTTAGCTGGCTTTCCTTTTGGTTTAACTTTTGGTTTTTCAGGAGCTTTTAATTGTTTCTTTTTTTCAACTTTAAAAACTTTAGATATAAACTTGTCTAGTGTTTCTTGAGAAAACTCTGCTTTTAATAATTCCTTGCTTGGTTTAGTCCACTTAGCTGGTTGAAGAGAAGCTAAACCTATTCCAAATTGTGCTTCTTCTTTGAAAGGAGCGCCAAGATACCAACCCTCTACACTACCATCAGGATTAACTTTATTTATTAAAATAGGTCTTTTACCTCTAGCCACTTCCTGAACATATACCTCTCCTACCTTAAATTCTCCTGTTCCTATATTGGCTACCTGTAATACTTCTTTCTCTTCAAGGATTGCTTTTTCTTTTGCACTAATTTTTGGTTTCTTTTTAATAATTTCTTTTGATGGAATCGGCTTTACCTCAGGTTTTATTTCAGAAATTCCAATAGTTAGTTCATTTTCTAAAGTTTCTGTGAAATCTTTTAATCTTTTAGATTCTGTTCCTTCTCCCTCTTTAAACACTGCCACAGCGTCAGGAGCTACGTTCTCTGCTATTACTGTGGCCTGTCTTAATGGTATGTTTCTATCTAATAATTCTCCTATAAGACTTGCTTCAATTAGCTTAGGAGTCATCTTTTCTGTATCTTTTGGAATGATCTTTACTACTATGTCATGAACCTCTTCTCTTGTTAATTCTTTTATAGGTTTTTCTGTTGGAGCAATTTTTGGTTCTTCTTTAATTTCAACCTTAGGTTGTGGTTCTATGGAAATTTCTTGAACAGAAGGTTCTTCTAATTTCATTTCTGGTTTAGGTTCTGCTTTTGCTAATTTTGTTTCTTGATGAATAGCAGAAATTCCAGCAGTTGAAGAGAATGGAAAAACAGATAAGGCTGTTTCTGCTATTAAATTCTTAACATCACTTAATATCTTTCTATTCTCATTAACAGTCTTAACCGTTGCATCTTGAATAGCTTGTTGAACAACTTCTTCTGTTATTTCTGAAAGTTCTGCTATGCCAAATTTTATGATTCCTTTTTTTACAATATAAGACGTTGTCCTATCAACAACCTCATCTTGAATATTTTTCCTTAAAGCTTTCGCCCATATATCACCACCTAATTGGTTAATTATAGGCATATCACCTGCAACTTCTACTCCTGCAATGATTGGAGCAATGTATTGAGTGAGAGTTGCTGCTTGTTCTTCAGTAGCGCCATTTTCTATTAAATCATTATAAAGATCTTCCGAAATAAGAGGTAAAGAAACAGCAACACCAGCTAAAACAGCAGTTACAGGATCTCCTGTTATCGCTCCTACTGCCAACGTAGTTCCCATTACTCCTAAGGTAAACGATACTGATCCTGCCATTTTAAAAAGCACAAATCCTGGATCAACTAAAAGACTTGGATCATCTCTTATTGCGTCCCAAGCTGGTTTGTTCCATGTCGGCTTATCTTTTGGCGGTTGTATTTGAGGATTCTTATCAAGCCATTCTTGATATTTTTCATTTGATTTATTATATGATTTTTTAAAACTATTTCTTAATTTTTCATTCCTTTCATTGATATTTTCTGCATATTCCTTTGTTGCTGGTTCTCCTGTAAATGGAATTGCATCTCCCTCTTTAATATCTTTAAAAACTATATTTGGTAATGTGTTAAGAAAATAGTTTTTAGTTTTATGAAGTACATTTCTCATACCAAGATAAAAATTATCCCAAATATCTTTCCTTCCGCTTTCTGATAAAACATCAACACTACCAACCCTGTTGGCAATTTCAGTTTGCAATAACTCTTTATATTCATCTGTTTCTTTATATAAAGGAGTATATGCTTCAGGTATTATAGAACCTTGTATTCTAGATTCTTTTATTGGAGTAAGAGGTTGATAAGCCATAATTTTAAGGCATCATTATATTTTCGTATATTTCCATCATTTCTTTTCCTTTGCCTTCTCCTAGCTTTTTATCTATATGAGCAATAATAGTTTCTTTTGTTACACCTTCATTAAGAGAACGCTGAATGTCTAATGCAACAATTTCTGGAACTCCTGAAGCAGCTAATGTATTTATTTTTGCTTGTGAAATTAACTTAGTTTTAGTTGTAGCTCCAGCTTGTCCCAAATTAACATTCTTAATTGAATATCTACCATCTGCACTTATAGTTGCTACCGGTTGAATACGATTGCCATCTTCACTTGTATAAGCTGGTAGGAAAGATACAACATCTTCTTTAATGTTTTCATCAATAAACTTTGTAAATCCAGTAGGAAGTCCTGCCTGTAATTCCATATTTTTAATATCTAATTGAGTTGCACTATCAAGAGAACTATAACTAACATTTCCACCTTTGAATAAATTATACATAATTTGAAGATTTGCCCGGGCATTATCGATTTGCCTTTCCTCTGCTGTTTTTGCCTTATCTTCAATACCTGTTAAAAGACTGGTAAGTTGTAATGCTGCGTTGAATTTGAACTGATAATCTTGTTGCGCGTCATCATAATCCTGGCCAGTATACTTAACTATATTGTTAAGCACACTGTATTTCATATTAAGCCGATTTGCTAAAGCATTCCTGTCTACTACTAATTCACGCCTTTTACGATTGTATGCTATTCCCTCTGCTGTTTGTCTTCTCCTTACTTGTTTAAGAGATACTTTACGTCCTTCCTCCTCTTCTAATTTAGAAGCGAAGTCAGCATCAAGTCTTTCAATATCTGCTTCAGCGCTAGCAAATTCATTTTCTAAATCTTCTATTCCTAATATCTCTCTTTGCTCTTGGAAAGTTTCAAGTGTTGTTTTATCTCTTTCTGGTTTATCTTCTAATGACTCAATTAGTTTTGTTACAAGTTTTGTTGAATCTGATACCTTAACGTCTTTGCCACCTTCTTCAGTAAGAATCTCGTATTCACCTTGCTGTTCTTCTTCAGCATCTTTGTTTAAATCCACTATCTGTTGCTGAGTATCTTGCTGTTGTTCAATTTCTTGTTGGCCTGGAGTTTTTATTGTTGGTTCAACCGTTGGTTTAACCTCAGGCTTTTCTTCTTCTGCCTGCTGACCTTCACGAAGCAATCTAAGCATACGAAGATTTTGCTCTTCATTACCTATATAATTTGTAATACCTAAATCTCGAGCAATCTTTACTCTCGATTGAAGATCTCCCGGTTGACCTATTGATACAAGATAATCTTCTACTGAAACTCCTATATCAACCTCACCTGTTGGTGTTTTTGGCTTAATATCAAGGATAGAACCTTCTGGTCGTTTGAATCCTGGCACCTCTGATAATGGTTTAGGTTTAACTATAACAGGAGAGGTTGATGTTTTGTTTTGAATATCTTTTTGTTTTATTATTACCATGTTTTTTTTATTATTCTAATTGCCAGGTTTCAAAATAACCAACCTGTAATACTTTTGCGACATTTTCAGTTGTTGTTACTGATAACCATAAAAGATAAGTTGAAGCTATCGCTGAACCTGTTGGGAGATTCGTAACAATAAAACCCTTACTAACTCCGTCTAAAAGAAATTCTACTGAAACGCCAGCTATCAATCTAATTTCTATCTCATAAATCGTTGTTGCTGTGATATTTCCTAAACTTAATGTAGCTTCTGTTGATCCATCTGCTATCGTTCCAGTAAGAGCATTGTCTACCAACTTAATACCAATATGTTTTGTTGTTGCTGAACTTAAAATTCCATTGCCTAACCAAAGGTTTATTGCCGTAACTGAATCAACGCTGAATTTAAACTTAATTTTACGGTCTTTGTTCCAAGTCATCTTATCTGGAGCGTATGTACCAAATGTCTTATATACTCTCTGCTCATCGTTTGTAGAAGCTGCGGTAGTCATCTTTACTCCCCTGCCATCGCTATCGAAAGTCATTCCTCCCCCGTTCTGAAAAAATCCGTCAAGAGTTTCAAAAGTAGTAAACCAATAAAGATCATCTCTATCAAAGCTTCCTTTAGCTCTTATCTTTTGAATCTTACGTTTCCCAGAACGCAAATTTAAACTATACAATCCACGTTGCTGTTCCCCATATTTAGGGTATCTTTTAATTTCCGGTAATGGTTGTTGTTCTATTGTTGGCAAAATACTTCATTTAATACTGGCACTAATCCTTGAAAAAATGGAATTAGCCGTTTCTCTTTAGCTCTCTTTAACGGATGATGAGCTTGGCATAATGTAATGCCATTGTTAATTTCATATCTTAATTCTAGATAATCTGCCCATGATAAAATATGATGTGCGACTACTTTTCCATTGCAGTTTTCGTTTGCAATTCTACATTTCCAATTATCTCTGTCTTTTACTAACTTAACCCATTGTTTATAAATAGCATCATTCCTTAAATCTCGTCTTACCGCCTCTCTATCTGGATTCCAACGATAATGTTTTTCACCTACAATGAGTCCTTTTCGACTAACGCTCATTTTTCTTTTTGTTTCTTCAGAATGAATGTTGCCTTTATGTGCTTCGCTCATTTTTTCCCTCATTTCTAAAGTATAGATTCGTCTTCTATTTGATTCACTAATTTTTTTTCTATGTTCTTTTGAAAAAATCCAACCATTTTTAAATCTGCATTGGCAAGCAATACTCATTTTCTTGTTATATTCTTTTGTCCTTTTATAATTTCCTGACATTATTCTCTTAAATAAACCCCGAGCGCTTCCATTGTCGGAGCATTATTACCTGATACATTAAAGGCGACTTTTATCTGCAATGAGCCAATCTCGTTAACACTCAATTCCGCCCGAATAGCATTTAATTTTGTATCATCAACATCTGTCATAGCAATATAACTTCCATTATTTATTTTATAAGAAATTGTAAAACCACAATTTGCTGGTAATGAATCATAGAAGGCCGATACCTCTCCGAGCGTCTTCAATATATCTCGTTGATCCTGAAACAACATTCTAGTTTCAAAATAAGCACTTGCGTATTTTGCATTGTAACTTATAACATCAACTCCATAAGTGCTAGCATCTCTCCAGGCAACAGTTAAATAGTTTCCAAGCACTAAGATAGCGCCAATCTCCAAATCTCCTGATACTTTATCGGGAGATATTACCCAGGAAAGATCCATCACTTTTGGATAATCTCTTGAATAAGAACCCAAGCTATATACTCCATGTTTTGCACCTGCTCCAAAAACATCAGAAAGACCAAATATGGGAACTCCTTTAAAATTAGCAGTAGAATGAGGATATAATTCAACCGTATTAGTCCCAGAGTAATCTCCAGGAATCCTTTTATAAGGAAGCAGTTGTTCTCCATTGTAAAAATAGATGTTTCCTAATTTACCAGCGTTAGCATAAACATAATTATCATCTCGAATGAAAGCATTGATACCTACTTCTTCAATAGGATCTGATGTATTCCAGGTTGGAGATACACCATCCCATCTAATCACTTCTGTTCTATTAACCGTATCAGCCACATACGTTCCGATTAGAACATCAATCTCAAAAGGAATCATCGCTTTTATTCGCAATGGTGTTTTAATATCTAAAGCATTTCCGTTGAAAGTACCATTTTCATTAACAGAAGCTACTTGATTACCATCTCCTATAAACAAAGATAAGTCTTGTTTGGCCATGGGATGCCAATCTGTATCAGTGACTTCAAAAGTAGCCCAATCTTCAGCTTCACTCGCCCAAGAACCATCAGCATTAGCAATAGCAATTCTGTGCAATCTGCTCTGAGTAGCCCAATAAATATATCCATTATACTCTGCTGCCCCAAGACAAAATGCTGTTCCAGCTGCTGGAGTTGTTGTATGAGCAAGACTCCAAGTACCTCCAGAAGTCCTTGCCCATATTTTTCCAGTGCTATCAGAAAACCAAAAACTATATCCATTTGAAGCAGAGATAGCTATTTTGGGCAAACGGTCAACAGTCGATCCACTACTTTTTGTCAAAGCCTGACGAACTTTCGTAAGTCCAGGAGTTGAATGTAAATCTAAACCCACGCTTTCTGCAACGCTTCCTGCAATACCTGAGAATTTGCTATCTGCCTGTCCATTTATGTTTTGTAATACTATTGGCATAATTTATTTATCACCAAATCTTACTCCACCAAAACCAGCGTTTGCCTTTAAACCACTTTCAATAGCTTGTTTTATTTCTTCTGTTATGCAAATTTCTTCCATTTCATAAACAATCACATAATCACATTCTGGCTTTCCTACTTCCTGGCCAGCGTAAAAGGTTCCTCCTAGTGAAGCTAATATTGTTCCTATAATTGTTGCGTTTTTTATTTTATCTTTCATATTTATTCTATAAATTGTGCTGGTATTATTCTTTGCACTACTATTTCATCATAAGGAATACCAGCACCTGAATTATATAAATCTGATACTTCTGAAGTAATTAATAACCTATTCCAAATACCTACTTCATCTTGAATGCCATCAAAATAACCAAAATCAGCAAAATTATTACCAAGTCCAAAATCAGCGGTACTGTCATCTATGGATGTTTTATGTCCTGATATTTGTGTTTGTGCAGAATTATTTATCCATAAATCCATAGTGCCAGCACTGGCATCATAAGCTATTACTATATGATACCAAGTTGCTGTTGTAAGTGCGGTATGAGTAAAAAATAGCTTACTTGTATTTGCATTAGAACCATCATCGGAAATAAATGCACGCAGTTTATTACCTGTACTTATAAAAAAGGAATACGAACGTTGGTCGCCTGAAGGATTCCACTTGCCAAGCAGAGTTTGATTCGCAGGAAAACTCTCTATTTTAATCCACATAGCGAAGGATAAATCACCAGTAATAGATAAATCAGCAGTATCAGTCTTAGACAAATATTCATTAGCGTTATTTTCAAAATCAGCAGCTGTTCCTTGCTTTCCTGTTGCACTTAGTACCGTGTTGTTATCGGTCAAATTATTTGAACCGTGAGAGTCAGCTCTTTCACCAGATGTTTCTTCAAGCTCCCAATAAGATATTAAATTGTTTGTTAATGTTGCGTGATTTTTTACATCTCCAGGAGAATTGTAAGCATATTTTACTTCACCACCAAACTGAAATTTAAGAATATGCCCTCTGGCAAGATTCACTATATGAATAATTTGTCCTTCCTCAGTGCAGAACCAATTAGGATAAAAAATAACATCATTTTCAAGAATCTGTGGAGTTCTTTCCTCTTCACCACACTTTAAAGAAATGAAATCTAAATCATCAATGGTATTTTGGTCATCAGGAGTAATAATCAAATCCCTCAATCCAGTAGTTTCAAAAGAAACTGCCCATTGGTCTCCAGCTTGAGGATGGGAATGAATATTAAGAATGCTAATAGAAGCAACTATTCCAATTCCTAAAATAATCAATACTTGTTTCCATATTTTAAGTATCCAAGATTTTATATTCATATTTAATCAGCTGTTATTCTATATTTTACCGTGCAACTAATCCAACTTGCTGTCCCAGAAGCATTGCTATAATAAGAACCAACCCAATCTCCTGAATCTATTGTCGCATTGGCAAATGTAGATGTTGCTGTATTGGTATTTTTAACTGTTAAGGGGACATTAAATATAGTTGTAGTTGAATCTCCGTTTGCATCTGCCTCAAAAATATCTATATCCAATTCAATTCCTGTTGTATCAGTAGGGTCAAGTAAGCAATCAACCTGTGTAATTGTCATTCCGTAAGGAGCTTTAAAATGATTAGGTATTTGGTCTCCAGCAACTGGATTTTCAAGAGAGCCAATGGTAAATGCTTTTAATCCAGTAGACAATACTCTATCAGCAGTCCCATCGTGGATTCTTAACTGGCCTGTTGTAGTATCATAACCAAATTGTCCTGATTGAACTAAAGGTAATGAAGCACTTGTTGGAATAACCATAGTGCCTGTTGTTGTGGAATAGGTAACAGTTAAACCAGTAATAGTTAATGGGTCATCTAAATTAAAACCTGAACTCCAACTAATGTCATTTCCTGCTCTCTGCGAACCCCAGTAATCTGCTGTTGTAGTAGCAAAAGCTCCTGGTATTTCTTCTGTACAAGTAATCACGGTTCCGTCAGTAGAACACCATTTAGTATTAGTTAATGTGCTAATCTGACTTGTGCTTGAAGCTTCACCGGTAAATCCTGTGGCTGTAATATAATAACTTCCTGCGTTCCAGTTAGCAGATAAAGCATTAGTCCCATCAACCAAAACACTCAAATCAAGAATCGCTGATGTTGGCGTAAGAATAGTTAAATGAGCATCATCATTTCCTTCCATATAAATTGTTATTTCAGGAGCATTGCCTGTTGCACCCACATTCGCATATATATTTAATAAAATCTTATCGCCTGTTGTGAAAGTATAGGCAGTTGAAGTAGCTGCGTGGATATAAAACTGTGTTTTAACATCTGTAACTGTTACTGTTTCACTCGTCAAAAGCCTTGTCTGTGTTCCATCTGTTGAGCTGGCTGTTAAAGTCCAGTAAGTTTCAGTAGGTCTTGTTCCATCAGTTTTTTCAAATTGGGCGTGTAAATGATAAGTTCCTGCTTGAATTGTATGAAATGAAGCAGCAACATCTGATAAGAAACCGAATAATAATTGGTCGTCTCCTGTTGGAAGAGTTGAAGAAGCAATAGAAGATTCAACATCTCCTGTTTCTGAAGTTTTCATAGTATAAGTATCTTCAAATCCAGCAGCCGTATTGTTAATAAAATAATCAATTGTTGAATCATCTTCTTCATACACACAATCCCAATCATCATTCACATTCTTTTTAAGAATTTGTCCATCTGAACAAGTATCTCCATCAGGTTTTATTTCATCATTAAAAGTTAAGTCACCATCAGCAGTTAATATTCCACCAACGGTTAAAGCTTGAGTCCCTCCAGCCCAAGTAGTAGTTGAATAATAATTGGCCAAAGTCAAATAATCAGTTGCTGTTTCAGTAGCTATACTTCCTAATCCCATTGAAGTCCTAGCAGTTGCTCCAGATTCAAGAACCCAACCTGATCCATCACCAACAATAAATCCACCATCTGTCTTGTCTAAAGTATAAGTAGATGAGGAAGAATTTTTTATTAAATAATCTAATGAGGTTGTAGTAGCAGAACCATCAATTCCAATTTTAGATTCTAAAGCGTTAGCCCAATCAGATTCAATAATATCTCCATCGCTCCAAGTATTTACGGTTGTAGGAAATGAATTAGCGGCGAAAACTATTAACGAAGTCCAGAAAATAAGCAAAGTTATCAATATAATAGTAAGTATTTTTTTTATATTCATGTTATTTTTGATGGTAAAGCTTCTTTAGTTTGCGAATTTGAAGGCAACGCTTCTTTAGCCGGAGTATTCCTTCTTCTGTCAAATCTTGCTCTGCCAAACCTACCAGTACCAAACACACCGGCAGTTTCCTTTTCTAATCTTTCTTTTGTATATGTATTTGTAGGTTTTGCTTCTTTAGCCATATTTAATAATCATAGCCATCATTGCCTAAATCTTTTGCAGGAGGTAAATCACCTATTATTTCTGCCGAATTATCAACTGAGGCAATGGCATCTAATTGAATTTTTAAATCGTTTTCGTAATTCCTTTCATGCCTATTGAGTAGAATTGGTTTTGGTCTTGATCCCTTATACTCAATACTTACTCTACGAGCTAAAAGTTCATGGAACTGACGTGGGAACCCAAAGGTCGTAGTTGATGGATCTACGGACAGGTCTGTGCTTCCTGTGAGGTTTGCTAGGTCGGCTGGATATGCGTGATACCATAATCTTCCCCCTCCTGTAACAGCGATAATAGTTCCTGATAAAATTAGGATTGCCCTTCGTCTTATAACGTAAGCAAATTCACCCTCTGCATTACTAAATACTCGGACAATCTCGCTTTCAGTTTCAGAGCCATAATAATCTTTTATATATGTTGCTGGAAAACGTGAGTTTCCTGAAGCAAACTTAAATGTTACCTTCTGCATACGATTCAATAAATCATCTGGTAGTCCATACTCGCGCTGATCTGCAATTAAATTAAAAGTGGCCGGAACAAGAAACATTCCATTATTTAATTCAACTATCATTGAAGAAATTTCTTTAATAAAAAGATTAACTAATGGCAATATATTTGCATCAGTAAATGTTGTGGAATTAGTACTTGTTTTGTAGCGGATTAAAGCCGCAAGTTC